ACCTATAAGGGTACGCTACGCCCACGAATAGCTGCCGTAGTTCGGGAATAATTCGAAATACATGCGCATCATGATAGCATCTGCATAGTCAGGACTCTTACCATGCATGCGTGCTATTTCATCTTTGCTTATGACTGCAAGCTTTCCATCGGCTTCAGGTGTGCGCCTGCGGATCATGTCTAGTTCTTGCACGATTACATCCCGGAAACGGTCTACTTTGAACACTACTTTGTTCTGCTCTATCAGTTCTGCTAGCTTGAAATAGCATTCGGCTTTTTGATTGCTAAATTTATCGGGCTGCTTGGCACGCCCACCATTCAAGAACCCGCGACACTTTAAGCTGTCTACCACACCACCACCTACACCATCTTCATCGCAGATCACATTTGTCAATCGAACGCTGTGCCTATCGCATAGCTGGCGAATGGTAGTGACTACTGTTGTGATAGGTTGCTTTCGCAGTTCGTGAATCTCGATTAGGTGCAATCCATGCCACACGCAAATGACTGTGCGGTCTTTTCCTAGTCGTGCGATGTCGGCACTTATGTACTTTTCCCCTTTGCTTTCTTCGTCACGGAAGCAGCGTACCAAATCATCGTACTGGTATAGGTTGTCTATGCTTTCATCATACTCCCAATCTCCATCCAGTAGCCTTCGTCGGTCCACTTCAGGCAGCATGCGCAGCGTTTCAATGTACGATTCGGGAAGATGCGGATTGTCATTTGGCAATGATTGAATGAACGCAAGATGTTGCGGTAGGCTTTCCGTCTTAAAGGGAGAATAGAATTCGTTGTATAACCATCCTTTTGATGGATTGCATGTGAGCAGCATCTTTGGTTTGAGATCATATTGATTTAGTTTATATCGAATACGTGACTGCAAAATGTCTATTGCCCGTTTAGATACCTGTGCCGACTCGTCTACGTAGGCATCTGTTAATTCCAACCCGCCTAGTGAATGGAACTCCGCATCTGATGGATAGGCAAACAAGTCCTTTAAAATAATTTCGCTACCATTACTGAAGGTAATGATATTGGTTTGGTTATTCATGGTGTAATGCTCATTAGGTGCTAGCCCTAACATACCTGCCACTTCAAAAAATGTCTTTAGCGTGGTCTTCTTTAACGTGTCTAGTTTGCTTCGACCGATTAGACCACGTGTGCCCGGATACTTGAACCTGCGCGATATCTGCCATGCACAACCGATAAAACTTTTTGATCCACCTGCTGCGCCACCAAAAAGCACTACACGTGCCGGGTGTGAGTTACCCAGCACACGTAATGCTTCTTTTTGTTTAGGCAGGTATTCAATCATGTGAACAGCCCGATGTACATACCCACTAGCCCACCGCAAAGGGTAGCTATCATGTCACCGTTACTGAATGGTCTTTCATTCCACACTGAATCGTACAATTCTTTGCCAACTCCACAGGCGAACACAGCGCACATAGCAAATGGTGAAGCGAACAAAGATGCAGAAAGTGCATAAATGACTAACCCATACAGCGCATGGTTAGCTTTGTCTTCAGGTAGGATAGGCAGGTTCATTAGAAGGGTAGGTCGTTTGAATTATCGCTATCGCTGTTCTGCGTTTGCGCTTCACGTGGCTCGCTCATCTTACCTGAAAAGAACTTTCCGCTCTTGCCTTCTTTAACCCATGCAGCTAAGCGCATCTTCTTACCATTCACCATAATCTCACCTGTGTATTCAGGTGCATTGTTTGTTGTTTTGTTGTTTTTGAAAAGGGTAAACTGCCCTTCTTGCATTTGATAGTTGCTCATTGTATTTAATTATTTATGATGTTGATGTCTTCGTGCATTAGTGATATTGTGGTGTTGCCTTGAAAATATGCAGTTTCTACTATCTTAAAATCAAAGTGCTCGATACTGTGCCCATCTATAAAACCGATATACACTTCAGTTTCATCCGGGTACTGCGCGAGCTTATCCCACAACTCACCAATGGTCATAGCTTGTATTCGTCTTTATCAGTTAACATGTAAAGTTCTTCAAAGATAAGACGCATTGTGAGATTATCGCTCATTGCAGGGCGCATGCTTCGTCTAGCTGTTAGCACGAACAACTTGCGTAGCAGTTCGGTTTCTTTTTGCTTATCGTATTGCTTCATAAGATTCTATTGCTTTAAAAAGTTGATATACTACCTGTGGTACTACTGCGTTTCCGTAGGCTTTTATTGATTCGGCTCTCCATTTAGAAAAGGAAATTCCGTCCAGTTCGGTGGGAAGCCCATCATCTCCGCCACAAATCGCGGGTTGAGTTGGAAAATTTTCCCAGTGTTTCCCCGATTGACAAACCCTCCCAAATCGCTCCCTTGCCAATTTTTTGATGGTCGTGCTGGTGTACAATCGCTCTTTATTGGTGTCGGAAGCATTCCCATTACAGCAAAATTCTCTAGATACAACCCGCTTGTTTTCCCTCCGTATTTCGCTTGCCATTCCTTCGTTTGTTCTTCGGTTGTATTCCTTTGTTGTGCCATCGGCGTAGGCAACAAACCAAATTCTTTCACGTTTGTGTGGGGCATTGACCGCGCACGCAGGTATAAGATAGGGCGCGACTTGATACCCAAGATTTTCCAAATCAGCACACACTTCGTCGAATACCAACCCTCCATTCCAGTTAGTAAGCCCGCGAACGTTTTCGCCCACGACGTAACGCGGGGCAATCTCTCTAATTGCTCGCAGCATTTGTGGCCATAGATGGCGTTCGTCTTCCTTTCCAAGTCGCTTTCCTGCGCTTGAATATGGCTGGCATGGGAATCCTCCTGTAAGAACATCAATTTGGTTTGCATATTTTTTAAAGTCGCTTTTGGTTATATCGGTGAATAATTCTGCATCAGGCCAGTAATGATGCAACACACGTTGCCCAAACTCATTCCACTCGCAATGAAATTTGTTTTCCCAGCCCATCCATTCGGCAGCTAAATCAAAGCCACCAATGCCGCTAAAGAGTGATCCATGTGTCATTAGTATTCGCTTTGTGTTTCTATCAATTCGCGATAGCGTTCCTTCCGATATTCAGTGAACTGATACGGCTTGTTTTTGTACACCCGGAAGCGCATGTCATTATCCCACGTAGGTAGATCATCGTATTCGCGCATCAATGCTATTTCAATCGCAGGTGGATTTTCTTTTTTCACTTCGCGTGCTGGTTCTTCTTTAATGCTTAACTTATCTGCTGCCTGCTGCATTGCTTCCATTACTTGCGGATGTTGGAACATTTCGTAGATGTTGTTGTTGGATTGCTGATTCTTAACCATTCGTGCAGTGACTGCATCACGTTTGCTAAAAAACTTTCGTATCCATTCAAAGAATATCTGCCCATCAATTCGATTGTATACCGGTCCGAATTCACCTTTCATGGCCATACGAAAGCAAACTTTGAATTCATCAACACGCAGATAGTAGTATTCTTCCATAATCAGTTCTGCTGTTAGCATCAACTGCTGTGGTGCCATTGGTTGTTGCAGATTGAAATACTGTTGGCATTCATCCATCAGTGTAATCAAAACACTTAAAGCTGCTTGTTCGCCTTTGTGTCTTTTAATCTCACTCAGTGCTGGTGATGTCTTCGATGTTAAAATTTGCTGCAACGCTACTTCGGTATTGCTTGCGGAATTGTTCAAGATCGCTAGCTCGTTTTTCTCTTTCATTTTGAATTGTGTTATTTGGTTTTTTATTTTCAAATTTAGAATTATTATTCATCCAGTTCCGGATAGCAGCTTCCCAATTTTTCATTTTGTTTTTTCCTACCATCCAACCATTGCTTTCGTAATGATTAAAAAACGCTTTAGCTTCAGTTACTACTTTGACATCATTCCAAACATTACCAGCTAATCCATTTTTCATTTTCATAAATTCAAATATCTCATCATACGTCGGAGCGCGAAAGCGCGACCTTGAAACATTATCATTTAAATTTACATTTTGATTATCATTAACATTAGGATTATCATTTACATTATCATTTACATTTACATTAGCTTCAACTTTGCTTTTATTTTGCTTCTGTTTTGCTTCTGCTTTGCTTTCGTTTTGCTTTACCTTTGCCTTAGTTCCGTTTTCGTATCGCTTCAGGTTAGCATCTAGTTGGGGCTTGATTAGGGTAAAGACAGTCTTAGCTAATCCTTTTACTTCTACTTCGTTAAAGTTTAATGCATATTCAAAAATGGCAGAATAGACTTTAGACTGTGTTTCTGCATCAAGTTCTTTAATCGCTTCGTAAAACGATCTATAAAAGATTGTAGATTCTCTCATAAACTAAATACCCACCACTACACACAAAGGCTCGTCCGCGCACGAAAGTGCTATGGCAATGCGGTAGTGATGGGATTTAAAAATGTTTTCATTCGAACGAGCGTTGCAAATATAGTCAAACTATATCTACTTCCAAATAATTGTTGCGACTAAAAAACCGATTGCAGCACCAACAGCCATAATCAAAAACATCTTGCTGTTGCTGTTATCGCAGATAGGTTCTTCACGTATCG